GGTAGATTATAATCAATAGCATTCTTTACAACTGCTAACATTCCGTTTCCAATAAAAGGAAGTACTCTCTCTGCGAACTTCTTCTGGGTAACTGTTACTAGATCAGCATTGTTATAGATAAACTTTGTAACCTCTCCAAGCTGCTTTTCTTTGTAAACTCCGTGAAGTCTATGACCTTCATAAACATCAGTTAGCAAATCATCCGTGTCATAATGAGCTAACTTTCCAAACTCTTTTGCTTTACCAATAATCCTAGCAGTATATGGCCCACCGAAGTTAGAAAGATTCTGGGTGAACACAATGTCTGACCACTTCATATCTTCAAACTCCCAGTCAGGTTTCCACTTGCCTGCCTTCTCTCCTTCTTCTTCCATTCCTAAAGGGTTCTTGTTGAACCTAATCTCTACCTTGTCTGGATAAAGCTCTTGAAGCTTTTTGAAAGGAGCCCAGGCTCTAAAGTACGCACAGCCACCATCGTTCGCAGGAACTACTAAAATCTTTAATTTTGTCATAATAAAAAAGGTGGAAGACCGTAAAGCCTTCCACCCTATAATAGTGATATCTTATTGTGAATTACAATCAGATTACATTTTCTTCTTCTTCATATTCCCAACCTTCTTCTTCAAAAGCAGCCGCAGTATCAGGGGAGGAGTGAGACACACCAAGAGCAGACATAACGCTGCCTAATGCACCTCCAATATCCACCTTCTTATCGGTAGGAACGATAGCTTTCACAGCATTAGCATAGTGCTTACGTTTGCGTGTACTAAAGAGAGTAACAATACCCTCCCACGCAGCAAGACCAGGGATAAAGGCTGTAGCGATACCGAAAACGGAATCAATGATACCGCCAACAGCTTCTCCATCAATCTCCCCGCCAGCAGGTACAAAGGCAGCATCAACTTTAAGTTGTTCTTTGCTTGCCATAACAAGTGAAGTTCCTTCAGGAATCTTTTCTTTCACCGAATCAGGAAGTTGATCGAAGGGGATGATAGCTCCCACTTCGCCTTCCAGAAGTTGATCCGAAGTCGTAAATACTGTGCCTTCTCCGAAGAATCCTTCAAGAGCAGCGCAGGACATAAGGCCAGTACTCATAATGAGAGTAAGGGCTAGTATAGTAATAAAATTTTTCATGACATTAATCGTTTTGTGTAATCATCGTTAGAGACATCATCGGATGCCTCTGTCTTAGGTAAGGTACGTTCCCTTACACCCATTCCTGGGCGTAGTTCTTGCGCGACCTCTTTAACAGCGTCATACTCTTCAACCTTCACTAAACCGTGAACATCGTGGAGGGATGACATAACCTCCCCAACAAGTTTCTTACTTCCAAGGGAAGTAGCTTTAGGACGGAACATGGATTGGTCATACTTAGGCCATCCTCCCTCCTTCTTCATGTGCAGTTTGAAATCATGACCGATTTCAGGATCAAGGATGCCATTATCAGACTTCTCAAAGAGGTCTGCGTAATCAGGATCCATCATAGTCTCCACAATTTTCTGGAAAAGAATAACTCCAATGGAGAAAATCTTAACTGATTCTGAAGTCCGATCAAAGACATTCAGGTAGTAGCGAGCGCGAGGCTTAATCTGCCGTGCAAGATCTTCATCTTCCTTAGAACCAGTCTTCCAAAGACCGTAATAAAGATCGCACAGAGGACACTTCTCACCATGAACCTTGCGGCAATGATAGTTTTTGACACTATTATCCTCCCCAGTAGGTACACGGTGAATTTTCGTCTCCGCATAGAAGGTCTTTCCTGATCCTTCTTGCTCAGGAAGGATACGGAGATACGCTTCTCCCTCCTTCACTTGGTAAAATTTGTTTAAGAAATCCGTGTTCCCGCCTTGGGTCGGATTGGTAAGTTGTTGGTGCTTCTGACGAAGCGCATTTAAGTCGATAGCCATAGTTTTTAGTTTCCTTAGTTGTCAGTCATTAATCATTCGCGTCTCTGCTCGACTGTTAGCAGAAAGCTGTATTAGTAAGTCCTTTCGGTGTTGCATGGAAGTAATCAAAGATTTGAGTAATCCACACTTGTAAGTTTTTTCTTCAAGATCCCTCTTCATATCTTGAAGAGTAATATCAGTAGATACATAGTCTTGAATCGCAGCGACAGTAGTTTTTGAGAGAGTATTCCTTGCCGAATTCTTTAGTCCAGCTTCGTAAGACTCAACCTTATTCTCACACTTCTTTCTCTCCAAATTAGCTCGCTCGCTTAGGCCAGCGTAATAAGCATACATAGTAGAGTGCCCCATAAGCTCATTATCCAAATAAAACTTATCAATTTTAAGAAGTGATTCAGCAAGGGTAATGTACAAATCCCAATCAAGGTCTTCGTATGCTTTTAGTAAATCGTTAGCTCTCATATAGTATCTCGCACAGTTCGGGGTTTAATCTCTTGAGTAATAATAGTCCCCTTGTGGCCTGTTCTACAATAAATTCGTTAGTTATTTTTATTTCTTCTTCCGTATCCTCATTGACGGCCCTTACGCCCACAGTAGAGAATAAAATATGGAAAATTTCGTGTATAAAGGTAGGTATGAGGATCTTTTCTGATACGCTATCGTCTATGTGTAATTCAAACTTATCGAAGTCCACTAAACCTAAGCACTCGTCAGAGCCACTTTTCAAGGTTTTTACAAAAACGATATTGAATATGGCCCAGCCAGCATCAACTTGACCCACCTCTTTTAATTTAGATTTCAGACTCTTGGCTACCATTTTCTATTTCCTGCATCACTAGAGTATTATAGTTGATGGTGATGGGGATAAGGTGCCTGGATTTGCCATTTCTAGCTTTTACCACATAGATACGCATGGTTCCTTCATCAAACTCTTCCTCGTCCTGATTTAGAGATACTGCTAGGTCTACTACACGAATCTTACCATAGGAGTCTGCCAAATGCTCATCAGTTACGATCCTTGCACCCCTTCCTGACCTGTTGACCTGAGAGGCACTCCAGACGAGAATGTTCTTCTCCATGGCGAGGCCCCTAAGTTCCTCTGCGACCCTCTGTTGGCCCTCATACTCGCTCATACCATCCCTCAAGGGACGTAGTAGCTCTAGGTAATCAACAATGACAACATCGGGTACAAAACCCTCATAGTTTTGAAGCTGGTTCAGCCATGCCCTTACAGAATTAATATTAGCATTCCCAGTAGGGAACTCTTTGATCCTTAGATCTGCTTTGTTGAAGGTCTTCTGGAAGATCTTATGTCGTTGCTTGAGGAGAGTTTGCTCCCTTTCATTCCCAATAGTAGCTTGTGGAATCAAGGTGGAAATCGAGTCGATTCTCTGAGCTACCCTGTCCTCACTCATTTCTAGAGTGACAAAGGCAACCTTTAGGTTCTCAACCAGACACTTAACAGCTTGGTTAGCTAAGTAAATACTCTTGCCCAAACCTGCGCTTGCAATAACAATAGCCAACTCCTTCCTACCTAAGCCTCCTCCAATTAAACCCCTGTCTAGGGTAGGTAAGCAAGTCTTAATGTAATCCCCATCATTGACAGAGTTAATGCGAGTCCAACGCTCATCTACATCTTTGAAGTAATCCTGCCCGAAATCTTGTGAACGAGCCACAAGCAAAGCATCCTTTACTTCCTTTTCAATCTCATCAAAGCGACCTTCCTTCATCAGATCAACAGACTTTGTGATAGCTTGCTTCATGGACTCCCTTTTGGCAAACTTCTCTACACAATCAATAACGAACGCTGGGTTGTTACTTGTAGATGTGTCCAAGTTGTTTACACTATAAAGTTCGTCCTCATACTCAGAGATGCTCTCAGCTTGCCTCTTCTTACCTTTACAGAATTCAAGGAGGAAATCATCATTAGGTAGCTTATGATACTTAGTGAAAAACTCCGTAATCCCATCAAATAGGACTCCGTGTATGGGGTACTCAAAGAACTCACTCTTAATTAAAGGAGCAGCTTCGTTGAGGAAATCTAAATTGCTTTTGGCAAGGTTAATGATGCCTCGCTGAATGTTATCTGAAAAGTTGTACATGTAGTATATAGTTACCGATTGCCTAAGTTCCTGTATCCTGAATGGTTATTATACACGGAAGCTTTGATTTTTTCGGTGGTTTCTTGTGAATCTTTAAGTTGTTTATCAGTCTTTCTAGTTACTTTCCCTTCTTTATGTAGGGTATCCATTACCCCATCTTTCAAGACTACCTTTTTGTACGGAGAGGTTAGTTCTTCTGCTTGTTTTTTAGCACTATCTACTAGCCCCTCATGTACTTCCTTGGCTTTAGCCTTGTCCTTGTATACTAGATTGTGCTGGTTCCTTTTGACAGTATGATAGTCAGAACCGTTGAAAATAACAGGAATATTTCCCCAGTACCTTTCACTAAGTTTTTTACACTCAGGACAACGGGAACGAGAAGGCGCATTTTTCATAGACGCTTCTCGTTCCCATATTACTTTACATTTCTTACAGATAAATTCGTATATAGCCATAGGCTATTATAGACACCAAGGGGGAGCGCATGGAGGATCTCCTACATAAATATCAAAACTAGCTGCTGCACTACCAGCTTCCCCTGTCCAGGGGATACCTGCTGAAAGATCATCGCAATCTCCAAGGCTTCTTCGACCACCCCCAGGGGATCCATGAGGCATTCCACTAAGAGGTATACAAAGATCATTCATATTTTGTGGTCCCATGCTTATTGTACCAAGGTCACTATTGTAATCAGGAAGATTTCCAACAGGAGGGTCAGTACCAGGAGGACCCATAAGCTGATTAGTATAGTCCCAGTAATTACCTGAGTAAAGAATTCCAGAAAGTGTTCCAGATAGTGTATACGATGGTCCACCAGTAATAAAATCATATTTGTTCGATGCCCCATCAGGAAACCCGAAAGTATATCTAGAATGTTCTCCCCATCTATTGTCTGCAACTACAAAGTTAAGCATAGGTTTAGGTGCATAGTTACTATTAGGTTTGTTCCCATAATAACCAAGTACTTGTTGACTATCACTATTTACTAGTCTGTAGTTCCCTTTCATAGGGTCACTATAATCAGGGCCAGAGTTTGATGTATATCGTCCTCCAGGTTGGGTATCTCCAAATTGATCCTCAGCTTCTAAAGTAGGTCTATACATAAGGTCACAAGGACGATTATCTTGATCAACCCAACCCCAGGCGGCATGTTCAGTATTTCCGCTACATTGGGCTTCATCCCATCCACCAGCTACAGTAGCATCCCCAGAAACAATAATACCAGAAGGATCAATGAAAGACCAAAGCCTATCAGGTATTACATACCAATAATTTTCACCAGATTTCTTGCAGATTTGCTTTTCAATTGTAAGGTTAGGCGTATCTGCACTTGATGCCATAAATTGGGCGGCTTCAAGAGGAGTATCAGAAAACTGACCAGATGTTAAACTAAAGTTTGCAGTAGCGGAAGTAGCAGTAGGTATGGAGCTTTTTACAGCAAAGTACTGCCACTTATCACCCATTCCATATGAAATAGCGTTATTTCCTCCCATCGCCCAGTTACCAACAAAGGCTACATTAGCAAGGGAACCTTTAGTTTGTCCAGCAATATAAACAGCATTAGACTTATAAGGAGAAATGCTAAAATCATTGGTGTTATGATCATCATCCTCCTCAGGAGAAGGCATATCAACGAAGTTTCCAATAATACTAATCCCACTAGAATGTGAGGTTGTTTGGAATCCGTCAGCGTGTGAGCCTCCTTGCATTCCTTGGTGATGGATCCAGTTGGCTACACAACAAACATCAAATCCACTATTCTTAATAGCGTCTCCACCACCTTCTGAAACATTGCATCGTTTAACAGTCATGCCATTTCCACAAAGTATAGTAGTAGAAGTACCCCCTTTAATCATTCCATCTATAAGTAGAGTATTTACAGGAACGGGGTTGCTGCCCTGTGCCTCATTAGCTTGAATTCCATAGGGATGGAATCCTGTTTTCGGTTGCCAATTATGACCAGTCTGGGATGCATTATAATACTGACAAGGACCAGCACTAGTATTAACAGTACCCGCGCCAATTAATGCTACATTAGGATCATAGTCAGCAGTACTGTTATGTAAAGCCCAAAGCGTGTCCCTAGCTAATATAGCATCAGGAGTATCCGTCTGAAGGGAGTGAGCAATCATACAAACATCCACAATAAAGTTCTTAAGAGTTACCCCAGGGACTTTGATTTTAATAGGCTTGTAACTAATAAAGTTTTCATACGTTCCAGACGTAGTAATCTCAATTCTACCAACTGTTGATCCATCAAATTCAGGATACAGAAGGTTGAACCCACTAAGGGCAATATTAGGCTGGGTATTGTGTGCGTTAGCCTCCCCATAATGTTCTATTTTAAAGTAATCATTGTTAGGCCCAGTAGTTGATTTCCAAGGAATTACCCAATCAATACCATATTTGGCAGCTAAGTCTCCAGAAACTGGGCCTCCTGCGAATTTAATGTCAGAAACTAAATGTCCATGAGGAGCATACCTTCCAGGTGGGCTACCAGCGTAGTTATTAAAGGGTTCAGTAGCTTCAAAGGTTGTTCCAGCAGAAGCGATTGTAACATATACGGAAGCATCATTAGAAAGCTTACCACCACTATCCCTAAATCTATAAGTAAACACATCAGTACCTTGTGGAGTACTATTAGGCTGATTTAAGGCAGAATAGGATATAGTTCCCTCAACATTGTCCACAGTCACAGTACCACTAAGAGGTACTACAGTTCCAGGGAAGGTAGTTTTTAAAGTTGATTTATCAATAGTTTTACCACCAAAAGCTTGATCATTTTGTAAAACATGGAATTCTTTTAGAAAACCGAATGAGGTATTGTAATGATCATTCCAGGCAAAAGGAGGAGTGGACGTAGAGCCTCCTGGTCTTCCTTGTTGACCCGAAGGAGGGACTTGATTACAAGTTAGGTCACCATTAGGGCCATCTAAATAAAGTTCATAAGGCATTCTAACGGGGAGAGATACTTTCCAAAACCTTAGTCTGAAAATTCCACCATCCCATTGCCTACTACCAGAGGTGCCTCCAGCATGACTAGAATCAAAAAGGCTTAATATATAAGAATCATCCCATCCTTGAAATATATCATCATAAGTATAGCCTAAAGGCATATCAATTTCATTATGCTCCTTAAGCTGTCCATCAACATATAAAGCTAATATAACCCTTCCAGGAATTCCACCGCCAACGTCAGGTCCTACTGCTCTGCAACTTACTGTTATATGATGCATTACTCCAGCACTTAAGCAGTTAGAAGCCACAGTAACCTGATTACCTTGACCAGCAGCATCAATGGATTCATTTGTTGCTCTAAGCCTTACTTGAATGTGGTTACCATTATAAGGATTGCCTACAGATCCTTGAAGAATAGCAATATTACAATTAGAATGAGAATCGTTGCCAAGATCAGGGGCGATTTCAAGTATTCTAGGAGGACCCTGATCAGTAAAATCATTAGGCATCATCCAGAAATCAATTGAGAATTCTTTTAGATCCTTAACACTACTTATAAAAGGGGCAACGCTTCCTCTAGCATTTCCAGTAGTTCCACTTGTACTAATACCAGAAGTGCATAAGGAAGTATCTCTTACCCATTGTCCCCCAGTTTTATTGAGGCTGGTGGTTATTTGATTAGGGGCTCTGTTATAGACTGTAGAATTACCATATTCTGAAAAATCATAATCTATCAGAATATTCTGATTGTAGAACATAGACCCATTTCTGAGTTGATCCCTATTTGCATTATCAGGAACCTTTTTCCTCTTCGCTGCGAACCACGCACGCGCCCTACCAACCATTCTATTAGGTAAACCGTAATTCCTATCTCTATATCCACCTTTCGTGTCCCATGCCATAATAAAATACCTCCAAGTATTCTAAAGTTATATAGAATACTTGGAGGTATTTGAAGAAGTTATTCTTCTAAATCGTCCCTAAATATCAGGCAGGAGTAGATCTCGTATCAAAACTGGTTCTTCCAGATTCATTTAGACCAGTCCAAGATGCAGTATAGATATCCAAACCTTTAATCCATCTCTCACAACTAAGATAAACAGAGTTACCCCCCGACATTCCATCAGTATGGGTAATTCTTTTACCAGCATCAATAGCTACCTGAGGTATCTGTAACCTTTCAGTTCCTGTTCTCATAAATCTATTATTACCGTCACTTACCCTAATAATCGAGGGAACATCTATATTCCAGAGACTTCCGTTAGCCTCCAAAGCGATAAGATTACTTTTCATTCTCCACTCAAAGTTAGGCCACCCCCCAGGGATGGCTTCGCTCATGGCACACCATGAATTACCCGTACCATAAATCCAATTCCTATCCATCTCCCAAATATTAACAGAGGTGGCTTTTTGGCCGTTACCCCAATTTAAACTTGAACCGTCTATTTGCCAAATTTTATCTGGGTTTGATCCAGATACATTAGTTGGATTGGTTGTATCATCATACCATTTATCAGCAACAGCAGCGAAAGTGCATTGCCTATGAGTAATACTATTAATTTTAGCTAGATAAAGCTGTCCCATATCAGCGTGAGGCCACTTGGGTTGTCCATTGCTATATACTCCCAACTCCTCTACGGCGTACATTCCATCATTTCCATTAAGTGTTAAATCATCTAAAATATTCATATGTGGACCAAACCAGCAATTCGCCACCAAGAAATCGTGATCCTCGGAATCAGACGATTGGAATCTAATATGATCCCCTACTGTCCAATCAAAACTACAGTAATTAATACTCTCAAATACACCATTCACAGAAACACTTCTAGCCCCCCAGAAAGTACAATAATCTAATTTAAGTTTCTTACCAGAATCAATAAAGGATGTGTTTGAGTTTGAATTATGAGTTTTAATCAAATAATAAGGCATATTTACTAACCGTCTTTCTCCCTCGAAATAACAATCAACAAACCTAATAGCGTTATTACACCATACTTCTACTGGTCCAGTAAACTTCCTCCCACTTATGGTTAGTCCATCAGTAGGAACAGCGATGTAAGGACTGGAATCAGTTGTCCCTTCATCCATAAATCTGGCGGTTCCTACCCAATCTGTTAATGCGGTAGTGTCTAGTCTATATCCTGTATTAGAGGAGGTTGGCTCTACACCCATCCCAAAGTCTGGGTGGTCAATAGTAACATTAGTTGCACTAGCAGCCGCTCTAACAGTAAGGGCACCACCACCACTTAAATTACCACTTACAACTGTGGCAGATAATACATCTCCGTCAGTAAATACCGTACCGTTAGTACCAGAGTAACTATGGACCTTGGCCCACTTTTCCAAATTGTCTGCTGATACCGTATAGGTAGCTTCGGAAGGGAAATCTGAATAAGTACCGTCCTCTCTAATCCAAGCGTAGGTTGCATCATTGCCAGGATCCCCTGCTCCAGATACCGTTACCGTAATAGGCTCAAAGAATGCCCTACTAACCCCTACAGATACAACTTCTTGATCTGCTGCATTTTGTGTGGTTACAACATGAACAGGGTTTGGGCTTTTAAACATTACCTCAGGAGCTACTTGATCTGAAATTCCTTTAAAAGTCTTTTCAGATAAGTTTTGCCCAGGAGAGGAAATAATGTTAGGTCCCGTAGCGGTTGCAATATAAGCAACTATATTAATGTCCCCACTAAGCGTAGGGCTACATGATAACTCAGCAGTTACATTTTGTTGTGCTATAGCCATCGTTTTAGTTGTATCATCAAAAACGAAATCTACCCCATAAGTGCCTGAAGTGGACGAAGCCCCTAATGTCATACTAGCAGGTCCATATCTAGACCCATCAGCGATAATGTTTACAGAAATAGTCTCTCCTGCATTTACCGTAGATGCTGTTACATCTTCAATAGTAAGGTGTCTTCCTGCACTATATGCATCGGTTACTGAAACGACCCCTTCACTAAAGTTGTTATTAATTTCACCCTGATTCAGGGCCTTATTGTACATAGCAACTAAATAAACTCCACCTTTAAATTCTCTAACATGACCAGTTTCATATCCAATCTTAAGGGTATGTGCAGTATCCCAACTAGTGAAGAATCCATCAGGATCATCAAGTAATCTAGTAGATTTTAAAACACCATCAAGATATAGTTTAGTCTCCGCTTGCTGGTTTCCTGTAGGTGATGTCCCTGCACCAAGTAAGTCGCAAGTCATAACTAGGTGCTGTAGGGTAGAGGTAGAAGTATCATCCCCAGTCCATAATTCAGTTAATTCACCGCTGTTACTAGGATTACCCACTAAAACCCTAGAATGGTAGTTAGCGGCATTGTATCCTGCATTGCTCCAAGTTCCATGACCAAGCATGAAGGTTACATCTGTTGACCCTGTTGAGGCATTTGAGAAAGAAATAATCCTTCCTGGGCCTGGGTTTGCTCCGTTAGGACTTAAAGGCTTTACCCAAGCTTCTAAAGTAAGTCCAGTGGCATTGGGGTTTATATAAGTGCTGTTTATTTCAGTAGGGTTAAGGTTATAAAGTGCCCCACCAGCACTTAACTCCATGTACCATCGGTTGTTTTTAGCAGCGTCTTGCTTCCATAGGCCACCACCTGCACTCAAAGTAAGGTCCGTTTGTATGGATAGATCAGCACTATCTTCAACAATAGTGCCACTTCCTTCATCAAACCACCACTCAGAAACTAAACCATCTTTGATACGGTTATTGTTAGTAGGGGCCGCAGGGTTAGTCGCAGTACTAACTTGTGTTTTATTCGATACACTAGGGGGAACTAAGTTTCTCTTCGCTAATGCCCATGCTAATGCGAGTCCTCGTATACCACCACCTTCATTTCTAGCTCTATTCTTTCCCCATGCCATAATAAAATACCTCCAAGTATTCTAAAGTTATATAGAATACTTGGAGGTATTTAAGAAGTTATTCCTCTAAATCGTCCCCTTCTTTGGGTAATTTTTCAAATTCTTCTTCTTCTTTAGGTTTAGTCCCCACATCCACCCCCTGCGATGGTACAGGCTTGTCCGTCTGCGTTTGCGGTTTCATTAGGCTGATCCATATACTTATCAACATTAGCTTTAGTTAAAGGGATAGCTTTAAGAGGCTCATTTCCTTTACTACCTGCCCTGTATACTGTCATACCTTTCATAGAGGGCATGAATTCTAGTGCTTGGTCAATCATAGTGGAGGGCTCGAAATCCTCTGGCAAATTGATAGTTTTACTTAGGCTGCTGTCAATATAGTGCTGAATAGTAGCCTGTACCCTCATATGATCCTCAGGGGTAATGTCATAAGCCCCTACGAACGCACCTAGATCCTTACCCGCAGCGTGATACTCCTTAAACAAGGGGTCAACAACAAGGGTTTCTTTCCATACATTTCCTTGACGATATCGCCTCTGATACATTGCAGAAAAGATAGGCTCAATGCCTGAGCTTACGCCCATGAGCATTGAAATGGTCCCAGTAGGAGGTACAGTTAAGATAACAGCGTTCCTAATACCATACTTACGCAGGTAATGCCTAATGCGAATAGGGAGTGTCTTACAGAACCCTTCTGCCATATACTTATCCTTATCAAAGGCAGGGAAAGGATGCTTGTCCCTAGCTAAGTAAATTGAAGTTTTGTACGCCTCGTCCCTAATCGTGGAGAATAGTCGTTCAAGGAATTCCAAACACTTTTCACTACCATAGCGTAGGCTAAGTTTGATAAGCATATAGTGTAGACCAAACACACCAAGACCGATCCTCCTAGAGTTGTGTCCAACTTCCTTACATTTAGGAATAGGGAAATGGTTCAC